GGTGTTAATTACTTGAATCCATGAAAATCTTCTATTGATAAAATCATCAGCATCAATGAATTTATCAGTGTTTATTCTTAAGCCACCTGACATTTCATGCAAACTTTTAATAGCCTCTCTTCTTAATTGCTTTAAAGCAGGTGAATCCTGTTCAGACGTAACCGCTTTAAATACCGTTCCGGAATCCAATGGTCTAAAACCTTTAAATTGACCTAATTGATCCCTAACAATCTCAGTAGCCGTCAAACCGTACATTAAAGCATATCTGGTAATTTCTTTCAAATATTGCGGTAAATTCAATCTTTCATGTAAGGGCAATCCTGCATTATCACCACAATCATAAAATTTATCCCGAACAGACTTCATTCTTTCTTCAAGAAGTTGCTTTTCTGAAGAAGACAATCCTTTTTCGACATCATCGCTTCTAAAGGCAATTTTATAACCAACGTCGTGGCGATTGATCTGCGGATAACCTAGCCTGGAGGCTTGAGAAGATCTGACATTAAGAATCGTACTAACTAAAGGGTCATTATCCGCCAAAAGCTTATAAACATAAACTGGCAACAATCCATCACGGCGAATGTAGATACCCTGAAATGTACCAACTTTAGTCGGATCTATGGTAAAGGCTTTTCTTTGAAATTCAAATCGACTTTGATTAAAGGTTTCTAATTCTTGTGCTAAATCCTTCATTAAACCAGGATAAGTGTTTTCTGATTTTTCAATCCCCTCCAGAACAGACTCATCCACCGACATCAAAATTTGAGGCTTTTTGAGTTCTTTTTCAACTTTCTCTAAAATTGAAATTTCTGTATTTGGCACATCTTTTTTAGCCATGCTATTATGCCCTTTCGGCGGTGAACAAAAATATTGATGCCGTACTTGTAGGAGACTTGTTTACAAAAGTAGCTTTATAAGTAGAACCTATTTTGGAAAATATTCCTCTAATGCCAGGATTACTTCCGCTATCTGATGTAAATGGCTCTATTTTATTATTATCCGTAGTATCCCCATTTAATCTTAAAACAGCATTTTGATTTGTTTCTATATGCATGAAGAATTTGGCATTACTATAAATAGTTAAACCAGTGGTACTGACTACAGCTGTTTCTAATGGAAGTGGTTTAGAAGAGGTAAATTCAACGAAATCTGTATTTACAGCCGTTATTTCGTATGTGCCTTGAGTTACAGTTGAGAAACCGGCTGTAATGACCAAAGTGTCACCAACTTGGACATTATCATTGGAAAATACTCGAAATTGAGTGGCAAAGTTTGTGGTTAGGGTAATATTTGATTCAGCCACGGCGTTTGAATTTTCAAACGATAATTGCGTGGTGGTTACAGATAAAACTGGGAAATAACCTTCGTTTAGAATGCTGAACGGACTTCCAGTGGCTATGTACAGAATGTCCCCTGGTGAAGCCGTAGTAAAATTAGGTGCTGTACCGGAAGTGTGGGTTAGATTGACTAAAGCATTGTTATTAATGCTGACATTGAAAGTTGACGTAGCATCCACACCTGTGGCACGAGCTGTTCTGAAGGCAGGAGCTGGCCCAGCAGCGCTAGTTAAACGATAAGTTGAGCCAGTTGGGTTAGTTAACGTAAAGGCGCTACTGGTGCTTAAAGTAACGTTTCTAGTACCATCAAAGAGGGTCAGGCTTGAATTTGGTGAAACTGAGAATTTTTGACCTTGGGGATTGCTAACGGAAAGACCGTAATATTGACGCGAAAAATCAGGTATCCTCTGCGAAGGATTATTATTCGTTGACGTTCCGGTATCATCGTAGGCCAAAATACCGTAAATTAAGTTGAGTTGACTCATAACTATTAGATTAAGGTTATACGTATTTAAAAGTATATTTATTGCCGTACTTATCACCAACTCTTGTTCTATTTGAAGCTCCTCCAAGATGCTCCCGTATATTACCGCTACTAAGATTTAATGCTTTCGCAGCGTGACAAGAACTAGGATAAGTAACTCCATTTTCAAAACAAAAAATAGGTTTACACCTGGGAGACAATCTTCCTTTTTGAACCATTGAAATTTTCTTTTTTGTAATTTCTGAAAATTTCATCCCCTTTCTTTTTTCTGATAATTTATTCTTAGCCTCTTGGCTAAGAGGCTTGCCCAGACGAGCTAAGGAATATTTTAAACGAGTTTCTGGAGTTGGATTGCTATTCCCGTCGCCACCTTCTGTACAATTATATCCATTTTTAAAACTATCATATTTAATTATATTTAATCTTTCCAAATTATTCAATTCTTTGTCACTATCACTACAATCCACAATTTCAATCCAAAAATTTTCAAAACCATATTTTAAAATAGCTTTAAATATTTTAGGCTGAGTTTTGCAGTCCAATCTTTCATATTTTTTTAATCTTCTATTAAAATTTTTACTTTTACCAATATATACTTTACCAGATGGACTGGTTAATTTATAAATTACGTTTTTAATTAAAAAATCCAAAAGAATCCGTCTCCCTGTTCTATTTGAACACCTTCATTATTTCCAGTTTCTTTGCGTATCGCTTCTTGAATCTTGTCTTTAACTAAGATGTCAATATCAGACATTTGGTTATATCTTTTTTCTTCTAATTCTTGAGCGGTGTATTCTGGAACTTGTATAGAAATAGATCTGCCAAAAACGTTGGAAACCAAATATCTTAAAGCATCCTGGGCATGAGAATAGCTTTCGGCCGGTTCTGCCGTAAAACCACTTCCATCACCGGCTTCTTTATAATGATATTTACCAAATTCATTAATTAATTCATCGGTTCTGCCCTGTAGGCAATATAAACTAATTAAACCAGTGCTGGACATTACCTTGCTTCTAACGTTTTCAATACCGGCAGCTATATCTTTTTTGAAATTAAACATAACCGGCAAGTTATTTTTTCTTAATATCTTGTTCTTATCTGAAGCAGCCGGATCAGGAAATATCATCTTATAATTGTATTGAATTTGGAATCTTTTTAATATATTTACTAAATCTTCTAGCTCTAAACCAGCTTCGTAGATAACATCTACTATAAACAAATTATCCTTTTTATCTACATAGCCTACAACTACAGAACAGGGCGCAGTACCACCCGTGTGGTCGACCCCTACATAGCAGGCACATTCTAATTCCTTGAATTTGTTTACTAATTGAGTGTAACTAGGGGTATGGTCAATTTCTGTACCAGTAAGGATTTCCCATGCTCTTTTGTTATCTATAACATGAGTATCTTTCTTAAATTTATTGTAAATAAGACCTTCGGTAGAAGGCATTAAACACATTTTTTGACTTAAAAACCACTCTATGCTATTCTGTTCTGATTCTTGAATAACCGATTCAATGCTACGCAGGTGTTTGTTGGTAGAGGTTTGTTTCTTTAAATCTCCGGAACATGTTGATAATAAAGGACAATTTGCGCATCCATCAAAAGCTTCTATTTCTTGAAAACCTGTTTGTTCGGCTTCAGTTAATTCAGCATATTTTTCTGGACTTAAAGCTAGTCCTTTATGGACGCTAGTGAAATATTTGGTGGGGGTTATACCGGAGCGTTCATCTTGACATTTTTCGGTAAGCTCAAATATAGTCCAGGAGCTGATTTTTAATTTAGTTTTGTGGGCTGTGGCTATCTTTTCTTCTACTAAACTAAAGGCTCCTTTCCTACTGGATATTTCCGATCTGATAAATGGCCTGCCATCACTTGTTGGAATGGGTACACCCGATAAGTCCCGGTAGGCCTTTAATTTATCAAAAGATAGTGTTAACAATTCGTCCACGCTGAGATAGGGTGAATGCTGTCCTTGAACAGACATTAGAGTAATTGGAAATACTCTGATTGTAACCGTTTTCACATCATTTGGGTCTAAAAAATTAGGAATTAAAAGGTCAGCACCTTCATTTGTTACTTTGCCGTCCACCAAATCTCTGATATATTTTCTATGAAGAAATTCCCTAATGTATTTATAACCTGCCTCCACTTGGTCCTTAGAACCAGCGAAGTGCAGGATATCTCTTCTATCATGTATGGCTACAGCCAATTCAATGGCTGCGCTCATTAGCGTTTTTTGACTGCCGCGAGAAGCCACGAAAAGAACGTTTAAAGGCTCCTTGACCTTTGAATGTAGAGCTCTATTGTATACGAGCCATGCTGCATCCAAAGGATTCGTATTGGCATAACGACTAACTGTAGTATCTATTAATTCTACATCTAAAAAAGTTTTTAGCCACAAATTTAGATGCTCCTTGGATTCACAAGGAGTTATAAGTAACATTTTGTAATGTTCGTCTGTTTTCTTCATACTAAATTTTTCATTATATCATTTGGGTCGGCTGGTTCCCATTGCAAATAAAAAAGTTCATCGCCTACCTTATGAATAGGAGTTTGTGCCGAGCCCTTTCTTAGTATCTGTAATATAACGCATGTGGCCATTCCCATTATGCAACCATTGATTTTTACCAAATATTTACCATAAAAATCTTGTAATCCGGGGTCTTCTGGAGCCAAATCATAAATACACACCGTTCCTATGGATGGTACTTTAAAATTATTTTTTCCCATAAAAATCAGCCAACAACTTATGTGCAGCGGATTGCACATCTTCCTTGCTTTTTGTTATAGTTGTCTCTATCTTCCTATTGTCATCTCCAATACTTAAATTATCTGTTTTAATACTTATATTATGAGAAGGTGGCTCAAGGGACAATACTTCACCTGGTGATAATTTAGATATTTTTGACAATAATTCTATAAATTTTTGATAATCATGAAAAGATTTAATTCCAAAGCGCTTAGGAAGATGAGCTGCGTCGCCCGTTTGCATATATAAAAGAATTTTTGGCTGAATCTCCCTATGAAAAAGATTTACCAGCATCGTAATACTAGAAACCGCTTGAGATTTTGTTTCCATTAATTTAATTTTCGATTTATATTGCAAATCCTCTACATATTCACGTCTCAAAGAAGCCCAATCTTCTGATAATTTGAGATAAGCTATTCCACCGGCTTGAGTGTTTGGGAACATGTGCAAAAGCTCTTGGGTATCAGCTCCTGCCAAATAAGCCTCAAGCATTCTTTCTTTATCATATAAATGAAGATCAGGAAATCCTTTTGCCACGAAGTCTTCCATGTGTCTTTTTTCAACTATCGACAACTTAGAAAGATCTATTTTTATAGGGGTATGTGTAGGAGGCTCGGGTTTAGCCTCGATGACTGATAGGTTCTTAATGGCCTCTTCTATGTCACGTTTGTTCATTTTTAGAATTGCCCCAATAAAAGTTTATCTTAGGCATCACTTTAAATTGTGGGCACCAGTAGTATATATATTTACCTAATAAGGTTAGGTTCTTCTTAATATACTTCTTTTGAAAAGTCCTATAAAACCAGCCTGCTAAAGTCTTTTTTCCATGTAAATGAACATTGATTTCAAATTCACTTACAAACAAATCTACTGATTCTAAATGGTCAATAAATAAGAATGGAGCTAATTTAATATTTTCTAAGGCTATGGTTGTATAGCCCCCAGTTAAATTTTGCAAATCTTTTAAGGACTTTATTTCATCATCAATGTTCATTGCGTAATTCTTCCTTTAATCTTGACCAAAATTCTTCTTTATCTGACAAATATTGCATTTCATATTCATTTAGGACGAAATTTTGTAAAGCCATGTCAATTCCAGTAGATTCTTTTACTACAATATCATTTTTATAGGATAAAATGCCCCTTACTTCTGCTGTGCCGGCGTATCTCACATTCATCCTATCTAAAAAGGTTGCGGTACCGGTTGCTTCTATGATATACCGAGCATCGTCGTTAGTTTCGGGCCACTTAGAATTTTCTGTAATTTCGAATTTATATATTGGCTTGCAAACAACCCTGGTATCAAATTGCTTGGTAATTCTATTGTTATCTAATAGATATATCATTTTGGGCTGATTAGCATCGGATGTTTTTAACCACCTTGGGGAACCTAAATAAAAGCAAGGACCTATTTGTTGAATTTTGTGAATGTGGCCACTAATGATTTGCTTATAAGGAACTTTGTTCAAATCTGTTCCATGGGGGGCGTAGAATCCAGACTCATATTCGGCACCTTTAAATTCTTGATGGCAGATTAGGAGCTCGTTTTGTTTTGCTTCACATAATTGGAGAAATTCCTCTTCCGTTCTAGTAAAGGGGGCGAAATCTATGCCTTTGTAACTTTGGACCTTATTATCTGGAGCATCGAAAATCTTAACATTATTTAAGCCATTAAATGGCAATAGAGCGTGTTCTAATCTGGAACCGTGGACAGAATGGTCATGATTGCCTGGAATCAATATCCATTCTATATCATTGCATTGTCTAAAGATTTTTAAATAGGAATAGGTAACATCTAGATTTACGTGTTGATGAGTGTCGAAAAGGTCGCCCAATAAGATAATACCATCGGTAGAATATTCTTTGGCATAATTATATGCCCAAATTAGAAGTTTTTCGATTTCGTCCTTACTGGAAGGGGTGCTGTGGCAATCGCCTATTAGGATGAATTTCATATTTGTTTGTCAAAATTTCTGGCGGAAGCTATGGAAGCTAGAATGGCGGCAATAGCACTTAAAAAAAACGGAAATAAATACATTAATAATATATATATGTAATCAATGTAAATTTTATCATAAAATCTTAAAAAAGTCATAACCAAACATATTTTCTCAATAGGAGATTCTGGTTTTAAAGTTTTAACAAAAGATAATAATTCTCCACTCATATAACTCCCTTTACCATTCCTATTATTGCGCTTTTCGGCACCAAAACAAATGGCTGTCCGTTAATCCTGTACACCATAGACATACACGGCAATGTATAGGACTCAGGTCTTAAAAAGACACAATCACCAGGAACCAAATGTAGAGGCTCTGAATGAAACAAAACAGTCAATGGCTTCAAATCCTTATTTTTGGACATCAATGAGCTAATACTGTTGGTCACCCCTTCTTCTTGTTCAACCGGAGGTGGAATAACAGCTACTTCATCGAAATTGCTAAAATAAGCCTTATCCCCAACGTGTTTAATGAAATTATTCTTTATATCCATGATATAAATCCTTTTAATAATAAAATCTTCTTTTCCAGTAAGGACAATTTCCCCACAGCTGCCATTAATTTAGTAAGTTCTTGTCTATCTGCAACATTATTTTCAGCTAAGTTTGATTCATCTTTTATTTTAAATAAATCATCGTCTATTGACGTAGTAAAAAATCCTTGGTATAATCTATGTAATTCACCTTCGTCTATATCCAATTCTTTGGATATTTCAGAATCAGTTTTGCCGATTTTCTTTAATTTATTTATTTCAATTAATTTCTTCTTATCCTTAGGAAAATAATGAACCGATTGAGTGCTATACATTTGAAGGAAGGCGGCTCTTATGCGCCCTATGATGGTAGAAAGCAAAACGCTGTCGTATCCCTCTTTGCCAGTTTCCTCGTTGTATTTGGGCGCGTATTTATCTACAGCATTTAAGGCAGCTGATGAAGCCAAATTAATTAAATCCGAAATATCCTCCACCCCTGGGTAGGAATGCATTAAAATCTTTATTCTGTTTAAAATTAAAGGGAAATTTCTAGTGATAAAATCAGATCTTAATTGCCCTATTCTTTTTTCTAATTCTAATAATTGTTTTAAATGAGGACCTTTATATTTTTTATTTGCCCAATTAATAAAAGTATAATTTATTCTTAACGGATATAATTTATGTGGCTTTTTATTCTTAATAAAAGGATTTACGCTATTAAGGAAGTCCTTTTGCCTTAGTCTCAGAAATGGCCGTGCATCCAGGATATTTTTCTTATCATAAAGAATAAAATCTACGAAATCTGCATAAACTTTTTTACCATCTTTAGTGGATAGCAATATATCCTTCCAAATCTCCTCTAATTCAATTAATTCGTTATAAATGTTTTCATTGCTTTCAAAGGTTCTTGAGGCTAAGATTTTCTTGACATCCGTAGCTATTTTCTTATATTCTTCGCTAAAGTCCCTATTCATTAGGTGTCCTTGATAGATATCTTATCTGATAATGATTTATAAATATTTAACCTTTGATAAAAGTGTCTAGAGGATTGTTGATCATTAACAACATGAAAATCGAATATTTTGGCGTGTGTCTTACCGGGACTAATTCTGGATGCACGACCGAGCGCCTGTTTGAATTTGTTGCTGGATTTACCAGAAAGTAATAGGATAAGATTTTGTGTTACTTTTAGGTCGCTACCCGTGCTTACAGCACTCGTACCTATCATTAATTTAAATTTGCCAGCATTAAAGTCTTTTACTTGTTGTGCCACATCTGAACCTGAATGCGCGAATTCATAATTGGTGGTTAAATATGGTTTTAGATAATCTAACTGCTCCTTTTCTTCTATTAAGATAAGAGTAGGCTCATTGTGGTCAACAACCCTTGAATTAGCGATTTTGGCAGCCAGGGCTAGTATTTCTTGGTTGTAAAGGCAGTGCTCCTGGCTATTTTTCTTATTATTTTTACCACCATAACCAGACTGGGATTGTACATTATAAATATAAAAATGCAACGGGGATAAAACTCCTCTATCTACCAATGACTGAAAATCTATGTAAAATACCTTAGGACCAATAAGCCCAATAAGCATTAAAGATTGACCATCCATTCTTTCCGGAGTTGCAGAAACAGAATAACGAACGGGTATATTCCTGCCTACATTTAAAGAAATTTTCTGTAAGTTATTGGCAACATATGCATGACACTCGTCCATTACCAACATTTCTTTACTGGCAAGAATTTTATACAATTCACTGCGTTCTTCTAATCTTGCTATGCCAGCAGCTATCCCTACGGTAATTCTTTTTTCGCTTTCTTTTTTGTTCTTACCATAAAAACCAACATGTTTTTTACCAAAAGCTTTTACAAATTGTTCATAAAGCGCTTCTGCTATATTGGTAAAAGGAGCCACAACCAAGGTGTTATAACCAGTTGATTTTATTAGATTTTCTATTAAGACAGATTTGCCACTGCCGGTTGAAGCTTCTATATGGGCGTGTTTGTGTTGCAATAAAGCTTGTACTGCTTCAGTTTGGTGGTCCCAAGGCTTTAATGGCACATAATTCAAATCATAAGGCAAAGCTTTTCTATCTGGATATTTAACTAGATTTTCATACTCAAATTCAAAGTCATTGTTTCTAATATAATCTATTAAGCCGGAATACGTCTTGATGCCTTGCTTATCTTCAATAAGGGCGCATTTCTTTATTTTGCTTTTTAAATTTTCAACATGCTGGTGCCACTCAGGATTTCTTAAATAAGCCCATTTGTTGTTTTTGGCTTGAGTATAAACGTATTTTGCAGAAAGGTCTTGGTAAGTTAGAATTTTGATTAATCGATTTAAATCATCGTCATCAAAATCTTCTACATATACATATGAAGGTTCTGTCTGAACTAAACGCATTAATTCATTAGATGATTAATGCAAAAAAAAGATTTATTTTATAAAATAATTATATACGAACGCAGAAGATAAAACGCCGAATAAAATTCCAGTTAAAAATGAAAATAGCATAAAATAAGCACCCGAAAATCTAATATAAATATATAAATCATCATTAGGATAATTAATTTCTACCTTAGAATTACCTAATTTATCTATTTTTTCAATGGGCTTTTTCATCTTCTTTTTTCTTTAAAAATTCGTAGTATAAAATAGTTCCATTCTCGGCTAGCTTTTCCAATTCTTTCTTAGCCTTGAAGAATTCTTTTGTTCTTAATGGCTTAATTGGCAAATCACCTGTTTTTACACTTGCGTATGCTATTAACGTTGCACTACCATATTTTTGATATGTATGAAGTATTTCTTCAACATCACTAGCATCCATTTGCTCAGAATCGGCACAAGCATAACCAAAGGTGTCATTCATATTTAAAATCAAATAATGACAATCTCTTATTAATTCTAAAAGCATTTCAAATTTGCTTTCATCATCCATATAATGTAATGCATTATTTCTTTTTTCTAATTTATAGCCAATAAATAGAGAAATTCCTAGTGAAAAAAAACCAAGGAAATAAAAAAATGTATTAACTATCATATTATCACCAGCTATAAGGTTCGTATTCGCAGTTATTTTCTATGGCCCCTAAAACAATTGAATGTTTCCAATCCCAACCCAAATCTCCGCATTCAAAAAATGCTCCAAAATTCTTAGTGTGACCAATCATTTTACAATTATGAAAATAATCAATTCTTTTTTCAATTTTACCAGAAACGTCAAACTCTTTTTCACATTTTAAAACGTATTTTTGACACCCAATGATTAACAACATTAAAAACAATAAATATTTCATATATCAAACTCCGGTTTCCAATCCCTAATATCTAAACCTAACGTTCCAGAACATTCGTTTCCAACACAATGCCAACTGGACCTATCTCTTCTGGCAAACAGCTCCAAGTAAGGTCCTGTGTACATTAATTCTAATTTGTCTTGCAGTTGTTCAGGCTTTTGACTGTGTTTTAAAGACAGATGTAGATCGCAATTTCTTTCTGATTTAGAAAATGGAGCGATTACACCCCTTGTTCCAATTAAGGCGTGTTCGGTGCATCCTCTAAAATGCCGGCCCATACCAAAACCTAAATTATTGTTTTTAGTAATTTTAACCCAGGTATAGATTTGTTTTTGGGTAAATCCCCAAGCTTTCATTGTATCTAAACCATCCTGAATTAATGAAGATGGTACCCATAAAGCCAAAATAGCATTCTCATCTGCCCAATTATTTACAGGAAGATTTTTAATATCTTCTAATGACAAAGTGTCATATTGAGACTCAGCTCCCCTTTTTACATCACTCATGGTCAATTTATCATCGAATGACCATGGGGGATCTGCTACTATAACTTTAAATCTTTTCATTTAACTATTCTTAATCTAATTTCTTTGGTTGGGATTGGCGCAGGGGGTGGTGGACGGGGCCTTGTATCAATCATTTTGGCCCAACAGTGACCGCACATAAAACCACTCTTTCCATGGTCAATCATTTCACCGCTTGGAAAGCGAACATTGCACTTAATGCATTCAATAGTTCTAAACCAAAATAATATCTTATTAAATATATTCATAATTATCTCACAAAAGCGTTAGCCAAATACCCTACAGCAAGGATTGTGCCAATCATTAGAACAACCGTAGCCCCTACAGAAACAGCAATTATTACCGATTGTAATCTTTGCTGTTGGGCGGCATCCATGACCGATTTTTTAGCAAATTCCATCAAATCACCAACATCTTTCTTATATATAACAATTTCTTGTTTTAAAGAATCTGACAAATGTTGACTAATTTTTAATTCTTCGCCCAATAAGCCAATCTTTCGTTCTGCTAAATCTAGCTTATCTTGTACTTTTGGATATAGATTTTCTATAATATCGAATGCTTTCTTAGCAGCTTCAATGCTAATAATAAAACCAGGACATTGTACCACATCACCTGGCTTGACTTCTGTAGTTTTACAATCCGTTTGGGCAATCAAAATAAACAATAATGATAACATTTTTTATTCCTTTGAAAGTTTGTCAAACAAATTAATTATTTCTTCATTGGTGCCCTTTTTGGGGGGTGTGCTATCTACTTTTTCAATTTGTTTATCAATTTCGGTGACTTGAGCATGAATATCCGTCATATGTTGCTCATCTTTACCTACAGAGACCTCTATTTCATGAATTTTTTCTTTATCATTGGTAATTTCAGAAGCGATGGCTTCCATTTGCTTACGCAACTTGGAATTCCTAAGTTTGGATAATCCAAACAATCCAACTCCAATAATTCCAAAAACGGCGCCGGTTCCACCCAATATCTTTATCCAATCTAATAAATTCATAATATTTCCTTCATAATATCGTTAGGATCCTTTGCTAAAATCAATTCTCCTTGGCTATGAGGAGAGTCTGCATAACCATGATGTTCCCATGTTACACTATATTTTATCCAACCACGTGATGTATCTATGTCTCTTATAATTCCAATTCCTGTTATTTCATCTGGATGATAAAACAAAACCTTATCTCTGATTTTAAATTTCGGATTCAATTTTTTAAATTTCGGATTCATTTTTATCAATCCACTCTACCAAAGTGCGTTGTTCATGTCCGTGAACTTCTTCTAAGCTTCTGATAGAATTATATGTTGAAACACATGCGTATGGACTAATCCAGCTCATTGCGACCATGCCATTTACGAACTCTACACCTTCGGCTACTATACCGGTACCAGAAACCCCCGAAACATCTTCACTTCTAATTAATCTAAAACGGCGCATTCTCACTTCATTATTCATCGTAATTCTTTCTTTATACTATTTGATCAATTAAACCGAACTTTATACATTCATTAGCATCTAAAAACGAATCCTGAGACATTAATTCCTTCATTTTTCTAGGAGAAATTTTAGCCCTGGATCTATAGAAATCCATTGTGTTATCTAAATCTTTTTTAAGATATTCAGCATTTAAAATGGCAGAATTAGTATCTACGTCTAATTCAACACTGCCGGCGTGAATCATCATCATGCTGTGTTTGGTCATAGAACGTTTGGAGCAAGCTTGTAGCACCACAGAAGCCATACTAAAAGCAGCCCCGTAGACTATACCATGTACCGGATTCTTCATTTTATGAATAAAATCAACCAAAGCCCAACCATCACAGGTCGAGCCGCCTTCGCTGTTAATCATTAAATTAATCTCACCGGGGGTACTGTCTAGTATCATTAACCCCTTAAGGCATTGAAGAGTACTTTGACCGCTTATTTCGTCAAATAAAAATACGGTTCTGCTTTCCCTATCAAAGTTTTCTTCTAATAACTCAGAATCGTCCGTTTCTTCTTCGGATTCCAAATCTTGTTTTTTAAATTTGAATTTCGCATGGCGAATTAAATTAGGATTCATTTTTCACACCTAGTATAGCTTCCAAACGCTGTTTTGGCAAGCTAGTTTCTCTGCCCTTGATAACATAGCCTAATTCTTCAGAATGCGTGATACCCCTGCTGAAATCTGTATTAACCGTTATAGTAGCATCAGTGGGACCTTGTCGTGTTTTAGCTATATGGAAATGCATTATATTGCGCCTTCTATCGTCTACCGACCTATTTAAAGAAATTATCGACGAGGCATCCTGCGCAATACCGAGAGATTCGCCAATGACTGTTGCGTCAAGATAGTCCTCGTCAGTCCTACTATTATTCTGTTCTAACCCTTTTCTGTTAGCCTGGACAGGTGATATGGCATGGCAATCGAATTCCAAGCTTAATTGCTGTATTGTGTCATAAACATGCTTTGCCCCGTGACGAAATTCCTTGAAATTCTTCATTTCCTTTGACAACAACTTCTGTGGATAGTCATCAGCTAAGATATCGTAATACTTACCCTTTTTGGCAAAAAGCTGTTCATTTTTAATTCTAACTATATCTACAACATCTTCTATGAATAATTGCCCAGCTTTATTCCAGGGAATGTAGCATAGGTACTTTTGTAACAATTCTTCTGATATCTTTATTGATTCTAAAATGACTTTATTACCGGTTCGTAAAGCTTCATAGATTTCTTCACGAGTTTTGCCAATCATTCTTTGGCGAATCTTATTTACAATATCAATGCTTCTGCCTTCATGAGTTATTAATAGACAGTCTTTGCCTCTTTTTATATTTGCAATTAAAATGTTTATAACTGTGGTGGTTTTGCCACAGCCTAAACCTGCTAATAAAACGGTATGTTCGCCGCGCATCAGCCCTCCGCCAAGGAGATTGTCAAATTCAGCAATTCCAGTAGTTAGGTCACTGGAAGCATCATTCATGTTGTTTTCAAAATCTTCTAATGGATTGCCCAATTCATAGCTATTATCTGATTCTAAGTTGACATCTCTAGCTTTTTCCAAGAAATTTTTCATAACAGCCACAAATTCATCAGTTTGTTGGCTTTTGTAATATTTTTGAGCTAATTCTACATGACTTTTAAATATACCGCTTCTAATCCAATCAACTAGACTCTTGATGATTAAAGCTAACGGATATTGGATAGCCATTGCTACACAATCATATATTTCCGTCTTATAATTTTTCTTGAATAAAGTAAACATATAATCAGCGAGTGGGTCCGGATGAGCCAACGCTGAAAAATTATTGGAAAACGCCACTATACCATTAAATATATCTCCTAATTCTTGATTTATGAAATAAGTATCTTTTAAATGCGCTTTGGCTTTAGAATTAAAGGATGCGTTTCCAATCATGTGACCTAACACGGCACGTTGCATAGCTTTGGAAAAGACTATTTTTTCATTAATGGCATTTAATTCTAACAAATCATCCTCATTATATTAATTATGTTTTTAAAAACCTATCTATTTTTTACCATAAAGGCAGTATTTCTGTTAAATGGCATAGCCTCTTGTAATATTATAGAAATTTGCTCAAATGTGCAATCGCCAAAATCTGGCTCTTTAATATTTTTTAATTCATTTCTGATTTCATCATTTAATTGCAATAAATAGAAGTCAAAAACGTTATCATACCTATTCATTAGATGAATGGTTTCTTCCAAGGCATCTTCGTCTAGAGCTAAATAGATTGTTTTAATGCCCCTATCCTTCAATCTGTTAATTTGAGAATCAGAAACGTATTTGCCCATGGATGCCACAAAGCCAATATCAGATTTAGCGAATTTTAAGGCTGAAATTGGACCTTCTGCCAAAATGACTCTATCGTCATTAATGCTATTTTCAAACATTAAATAATCACTTTTTTCAAAACTCTTAAGGGTGCGTTTTTGAAAATGTTTTGGGCAATCAGGATCTATTGAACGAGTTTGATAACCTACCAGTTTATCTTTATCATATACAGGGAAAATAAGGTTTTGATTTTTATAATCATACCTTAAATCATATTTTGTAGCTATATCTAAAGGAATACCTCTTTTATTTAGGTATTCAACCGCTGGAATTGCCACTGCTGTATTTAATCTATAAGAATATTCCGGGAAAACGATTGTTTTTTCTTCTTTTTTCTCTATTATATTCTTTTTAATTTCTTCAAACAAGGACTGATTAGCAAAATCAGCTAAAGAAACAAATCCAGAAAGTTTTCTTTTAACTAGCCCATAATCTAGACCTGTGATTTCTGACAGTAGCTTGGTAGCATTTGGGCCTTTTATTGGTTCAGAAATTCCTGAACAATAAAAACAAATAAAATTTAATTCATTAGTATGAATGTATAGTTTTTCTTTATCGCAATTTGGACAATTAATAACTATCGAATTATTTTCAACTTTAAAATATATATTGTTTTCTTCTAAAAATTTTTCTAATTTAGACATGTTGTTTCGAAAGATGCAAAGCTAAGTGCCCGCAAGTTTGTAATAATAATAAAACACCAAAAATTAACGAAGATATAGTAAATCCCCAAAAAAACTTTTCGCCAATAGTATGTGAGACAGACCGACGAAATAAAAAACAATATATGTGACCAATTAAAGAAAAACATAAAATTAATAATAAAAAGATTATTAGACCAACCAATATTTCAAACATTAATTGTCCTTAAAACACTAAATTTTTCATAATATCATTAGGTTCAACTTTTTTACAAATCCATTCAAAAAAATCTGGACAGCCCCAAGCGAGATCAAAAGCCATTAAATTACCAAAGTACGTACATGTTCTGTCATTGTAAAGAACGGTAAATTGTTTATAATTATTTTTATTGGTTATAAGTCTAATGCCTTCAATGCCTTTACTATTTTTACCCAATTTTTTTTCTATATCCAATAACCAGATTCCTCGGTTTATTTCTTTAAATCCAATTTTTTTAATTTTTGATATAAAATAATCTGCTACCCATTGACTTTTTTTTACTTTTTTACCGTTTATTCTATACATATTAATCCTTAAGGAAAATGAAGATCATTTATATGAATAATATAATTATCAACATCCATTCGCGTTGGTTGACTGTTACTGTCTCTTATTTTGAAAGGGGTACCCGCTTTCATATACAAACCTTTTTTTCTTTGATGATCTATCATTTCAAATAGCCGTTTTCCTGATATTGCTCTTAAATTAAATTTCACCTGACTAGAACGTTTATGATAGTCATGAGAACACACATAAAAAAAATCATAATATTTATCTTTCAAATAGCCGTCATAATCATTGCATTCCAATAAAAGCATTGATGCGAAACTTTTTATTGATTTTACATTTATTTTTTTATCTAAAAAAGAAAAATCAATAAATGTTATGGGGGTTTTACTCATAAGATAATTTTAGTATTTATACTGCCCCCGACTGATTCAGGATATTCCTTAATTGCTTCTTTTACTATATCCACAGCAGATTCTACACAATGAGATATTTTATTAAAGTTCACATATTCCGGATTATTTTTGTTTTTTGGTAAAAATTTAGAAGGAACTGCTCCAATAATAACTGATTCAAGGTGTTTAATGCTAAAATCATGATACATTCTATATATATTATTATTATAAATTATAATTAAAGAATATTTCCAATTATATTTTTTAAATGCTGTTTCAAAAACATTTTTACACATCATTTGAACATAATTAAAATCCGATTGAAAAAACTTTTTCTTAGGAGGGGAAAAATATTCAAAAAAAGATAAAACACCAGAACCAGATATTAATAGTGTTAATTTAGAGCTTTTGGTAATAATCTTATTACAATAAGTTTTCCTTTTGTCACCGATAACAGTAGCTAAAGAATCGCTTGCACAAATGATTTGATTTTTATTTTTCAAAGCAACACAACATGTCATTATATGTTCTCACACTACATTCTTCAAATCTTCTGCTTTAATCTTATCTAAAATTTCATTTCTAAGCGATGGATTTTCTTCCAAGGCATCAACCAGATTTTTCATCCCACGCCAGCTATATTCGCCTATTTTGTACGTCTGCGCGTTAGGTTTTTCTATAATGCCCAATTCAACCCCTAATTGAGCAACTTCTTCACCAATATTCGCAATACCAGTATCGTATTTCAAGGTAAATGAGGCTGTACGATTTTTTGGTCCGTTAGAAGAATCAATCATTTTGGCCCAAATTTTATGACCTATTTGAAGATTTTTACCTCTCATATCGGTAACTTCTTCATTTACAATTCTTCCATCTTTAGTATCATTCTGATCTATTAAAATAAAATATTCTATACTGTGTTTTGCCGCCCATGGAATAGCGGCCCTCAAGCTATTCCCTTTCATTACTTCCACACGATCTAGTTCCGCCCTTATGTGGCTAGTAACTATAAAAGCCATTTTATATTTTCTAATAATAGGTAGTACGCGCTTAAGCCCGTCGCCGATAGTTAAAGACCAATCTCCAATTTGTTGCTGATCAATGGTGTCACTATTTAAAGTTCTTCTTCCTGATATACCATTCAAACTATCTATCGCAATTAATTTAATTTTATTGTTATTTTTTTGTTGAAAAGCTGCTATATCGTGTTCAATTCTATCGAATACTTCAGATGGTGTATTTACCTCATAAACTTTCATTCGATTTTGATCTATTTTACTTGAAAGTTTCGTTCTTCCCTGAGAAGAACTGCGCATCTCTGTATCGAATTTTACAACCAAAGCCTCCGGGTCAGAGGCGTGCAATTGGGCTATGATATCGTTTAAAACGAGTGATTTTCCGGCCTTGGGTTTTCCAATTAATGCAGCACTCAAACCCAATGGAAGTTTATGACTGTTGGCAAATAACCAATTAAAACTAGGGCTAGAACTTTCAACACCGTATTCGTATGGATTATATTCTTTATCAATCTCACCAGTTAAACCATCTAAATCGCCCCAAACGCTATTTTTAGCCATTAAAACTCTCCTACATATTTCTTTTCTTGCCATTCATTACTAGAAAATGACATTTTCTTACTATGCGGCTTATCTAAATTTAATTGAACCACATCCCGAACGGCAAATTGTCCATCTCTGATAGTTTTCATTTTGGCTTCTAAAATGTCCAAAGCCGATTTCAAAACTTCGCAAGAATACACCAAATTAGAATATTCAGGATTAAGCATCATTATAGAATTACAAATATCTTGTGTATTTTTAAGTTGCCGTTCCTGAATGATTATGGGAACCTCTTCTATTAGAAGCTTGGCTCTTAATAATCCTGTTTTATGTTCTATTTTGACCAATTCTTG